TATGTAGATGCCATTAGGGTCTACGTTTTTTTAACCTTGCTTTAATTAGGAGGAAATATGACTATAAATGAAGCAATCTGGAGAGAACTCTCTCCTTTCACAATCGGCTTTGACAATATGTTTACACAATTGGACAGAGTTCGACAAATACCACAAACTAACTATCCACCTTACAATATTCGTAAAGGTTCTACAGAGGATACATTCTTAATTGAACTAGCAGTAGCTGGGTTCGGTGAAGAAGATTTAACAATTACTGTTAAAGAAAACAATCTTACTGTAGAAGGTGATATCGGTGAGAAAGATAGTGGGTTTGTTCATCAAGGAATCTCACAAAGAAAATTCTCTAGAAATTTTGTTCTAGCAGATGATGTTGTGATTAAAGGTTCCGATCTTTCGAATGGTATTCTAACCATTTACGCTGAAAGAATAGTTCCAGAAGAAAAGAAAGCTAGAACTATTGAGATTGGTAGTCTCAAAAAATCAGATAAGAAAGTATTTCTATCTGAATAAATAAATTCGAAGACTCAGGTGTCGAAAAAACTTGACACCTGAGGATTCGGTAGTATAATTAATGTATATTAATAAATTATTGGAGAAATATATTATGTCATTTTGGAATGCACTAAAAAACTTTTTCAGTAGTGAACCAACAGGTGTCAGAGCAAGAGACTCTAAAGGTAGATATGTTGCTGATGATCCTACTACTGCAAATGTAAACGAAGCTTATAAAGATGGTAAGACACCAACTAAAAAAGCTCCTGCTAAAAGAGGTCGTGGAAGACCTAAGGGTTCAAAAAATAAACCTAAGAAGTAATGGCCTTACTTTTTAGGAAATTCAGTAGAGACTCACGAGGTCGAAAAGCATCTTCAAATGGAAGAGGTGGTCGAGGTCGTAGAGTAAAAATTAGTATGTCTACTATGAATAAATCAAAGAAAAGGTCTCATAAGAGTTATCGTGGTCAAGGAAGATAACACTATAAATACTCATTATCCATTATTTGATGATGGTCTCTATACAGAAGTCGTTCATCAAAATGGAGAAAGAGCCATCAAAATCTTAAAGGGTGATTACAAAGGTATAGTTTATCAGTATGGTAAAATTAATTTTATACCTAGAGAAAAAAGTGAAACACCAACAATAGATTTTGAAAGAGCTGTTCGTTCTTGTCCTGATGAATTAGTTGACACTATTTCAGAAGATCAAGAATTCAACCAACTCATGGGTAATATACTCATAGAACTGTTAGCCAATCAAGGGCTAGAGGAACTTAACAATGGAATATAGTAAAGAGTTTAGACAAAGACTTAGAGAAGAAATTATAGCTGATGAAGGTCAAGTATTAGAAGTATACTTAGATCATCTAGGTTATCCAACTGTAGGTGTAGGTCATTTAATTTTAGAGAGTGATGAAGAATATGGATTAGGCGAAGGTACTCCTATTACACAAACTAGAAGTGATGAACTATTATTTCAAGATTTAAATATTGTTCTAAAAGAATGTGAAGATCGTTTTCACAATAATTGGAGAGACTATCCAGAAGAAGTAAAATTGATTATTGCTAATATGGCATTCAATCTTGGATTGACTAGATTAGTAAAATTCAAAAAAATGTTTGCAGCTTTGAATGAAGGTGATTACAAACAAGCTTCTGTAGAAGGTATGGACTCCAAATGGGCTAAACAAGTCTATAATCGTGCTAGAAGATTAATGAATCGTTTGCGTGATATAGATGTTATGGATTAATTATGGAATTAGATAAACAATTAAGAGAAGCTCTTAAATTGAGATATCAAGGTGAAATTGCATCAGCAAAAGCAAATATTGCTGTGTATATGAAACAGTCTGTCGGTATTGGAGAGCATCCTGATATCGTTGGGGCTATTGATGAACAACTCAACTTACTCACTGCAGCAGAAGAAAAACTTCAAGCTGTTGAATCACACTTTACACCTGATAGAGTAATTTGACAAGAATCAATATAATCCCTGTAGAAGATTTAACTGATCAACATTTAATGGCAGAGTATCGTGAGATATTCATGATAGGACCTGCCTTACAGAGATCACTAAAATCAGAGAGTTGGAACTCTAACAAAATCCCTAAGAAATTTACTTTGGGTAAAGGTCATGTAATGTTTTTCTATGACAAAGGTAGATATCTTTTTAAAAGATATGACGAGATTAGAGAAGAACTAAAGAAACGAGGATATAAGTTAGATCAACATAGACATTTTAAAACATATCAATTTCCTACAGATTATTTTAATGATTGGGATCCTTCAGAAGAAGATCAATCAATCGTATTACAAAGGATTGAAGAAAGGATACAACAGAAACCAGAATGGTATAGACATTATGGCATTTCTATTGTATAATTATATATTATGCACTACTATACTAATGTAAAAAGATACAAAGACTTTATACTTGTTCGAGGTGTAAAGAATGGTGAGAAGTATCTCAAGAGATTGAAATACGAACCAACTCTTTATATACCGACAAACAAAGCAACAGCACACAAATCTATTTCAGGTGAATATCTTCAATCGAAGAAGTTCAAATCACCAAGTGATGCAAGACATTGGAAAAAACAATATGATAATACAGGTATTGATATTCATGGGTTAGATTCATGGGAGTATACTTATCTATCAGAAACATATCCGTCAGACATAGAATTTGATATCAAGAACATCAACATACTTAATATTGATATTGAGTGTGAATGTGAAAATGGTTTTCCAGAACCAACTGAAGCAGAAGAAAGAGTCAATGCTATCACCATGAAACTTTTTGGTCATGATGAAACTCATGTTATTGGTACTGATAATTTTGATTACAAAACAGATAATCCAAATGTTGTGTATCATAAAACAAGACACGAAAAAGAATTACTTTTAAAGTTCATGGAGATATGGGACAACTTAGAACCTGATGTAGTCACTGGTTGGAATGTTGAAACATTTGATATTGCTTATCTTGTTAATCGTATTTGGAAACTATTTGATTGGGATACTGTTCGAAAACTATCACCACATGAATTAGTTACATCTAGAGAATGGTTGTATATGGGTCAAAAACAAATGGTTTCATATAACATTGCTGGTGTAGCTATTCTAGATTATCTAGAAATGTACAAGAAGTTTACATATATTACGAGAGAGACATATCGTCTAGATCATATAGCAGAGATAGAACTTGGTAAAAAGAAACTAGACTATTCTGAATTTGGTGCAATGCATCTATTCTATAGAAATGATTATCAGAAGTTTCTAGATTATAATATTCGTGATACAGAACTTGTTGAAGAACTAGATGATAAACTACAACTTATGGAGTTAGTTATTACTATGGCGTATCAAGCAAAGTGTAACTATGAAGATGTATTCGGATCAGTTCGTTATTGGGATTTACTAATATACAACTTCTTAAAGAAAAGAGGTGTAGTACCACCACCAAAGAAGATGGCACAGGATTCTAGAATTGTTGGTGCTTATGTAAAAGAACCTCATGTTGGTCAACATAAATGGGTTATGTCTTTTGACTTGAATAGTCTATATCCACATTTGATCATGCAATACAACATGAGTCCGGACACATATCAAAGAAAAATATTTCAACAAGAAATCAATGTTAAGAAGTTACTAGAAGGTGAAGTAGATACCAGTATGTTAACTAATACTACAGTAACACCAAACGGTGCTTTGTTTAGAACTGATAGACAAGGATTCTTACCAGAGTTGTGAGAAGAACTTTATGATCAAAGAGTATTGTTCACAAGAAAGATGATTCAATCACAACAAGAACTTGAGAATACTCCAAAAGATAATATCAAAAAAAGAAAAGAACTTGAATATGATATTGTCAAAAATAATAACAATCAAATGGTGAGAAAGATTTCACTTAATAGTTGTTATGGTGCTTTGGGTAATCAGTATTTCAGATACTTCAACAGAGAGATAGCAGAAGGTATTACGACAGCAGGTCAGTTAAGTATCAAGTGGGTTGAGAAAGCTGTTAATGATTATCTTAACAAACTTCTAGAGACTGATACTGATTATGTTGTAGCAATTGATACTGATTCTATCTATGTTACATTCGAAGATTTAGTTGACAGAGTGAATCCAAAAAATCCTGTAGACTTTCTAGATACAATTGCAAAAGAAAAACTAGAACCATACATGAAAGAGACTTATGAAGAACTTGCTTCTTACATGAATGCATATCAAAACAAAATGGAAATGGGTAGAGAAGTCATTGCAGATAAAGGTATCTGGACAGCAAAGAAAAGATATATTCTCAATGTACATGATTCAGAAGGTGTTAGATTCAA